CTCCGGCGCAGTCGTCAAATGCCACAAAACCAGGGCACAAGCACTCAAACACCTCAAGGCACTCAAGGTAAACGTATCAGACGCATCAATCATGATCGCAACCTCCTCGATACAAGCACTACAGAAGAACAAGCCGCAGCTGACGACGGTGCCGGATGTCCAGATTGTCAAAACCGGGATCGAGTATCCGCTCAGCACAGGACCCTGCACTTTCACAGCCGATGACCTTGCCGCCGCAGTTGCGGCACAGGCAGACCCAAGTATTCCGCAGCCACGTATCTGGATTGGTCACCCGGATGATAAGCGGATTCACGGAGAGCGCCAGGAGGGCGTGCCATCTGGGGAGCCTGCGGTCGGCAAGGTCACGGACATGCGTCTAACCGAAGATGGTCATTGCATCGTCGGCGACCTCACCGGCGTGCCGCTCTGGCTCGCCAACATCATGGCCTCGGCGTTCCCCTCGCGCTCGATTGAGGGACGCTTCAATCTCAAGACCCCGACTGGCAAGAAGCACCGGCTCGTCATCAACGGTCTGGCGCTCCTCGGCATCACTTGGCCGGGTGTCTTGACGATCGAGGACATCGCAAGCCTCTACACAGAGAAAGGACCCAAGGTTACGGTCACTAAAGCGACAGCGAAGCAGCCGGTCACTATCACCGCCGCATCTGACCGGCCGCTGTCGGCCCAGGTGACGGTGGAGGACCTCAGACGCGCATGGTACGAAGCAAACCGTGGCGACCCTGAGAAGTTCAACTGGTGGATTCGATCCATCTACCTCGACCCGAATGAACTGATCGTCGATGCCGACGATGGAGGGACGCTGTTCCGGCAGCCCTTCAAGATCAACGGCGAGAAGGTCAAGTTCCTGAAGGCCAAGAAGGTCAAGATCAAGTACGTCAACGCTAGCCATGGAGGGATCGAAGCTGAGCCCGTAAACGAGAATCGCAATCACATCGCAGTGTTCGAACAACAGGTTCTCAACGTCACAGTACCGACTGGGAACTACATCGAGATCAAGCTAGGAGGAACAACGAGGTGAGACTTCACTTCGAGGATGGCGAGCGAGAGGTTCTGATCGCGCGCCTCGGCTTGGACGATGACGCGGATGACGCGGCAGTCGCCCAGGCGGTGGCAACGTGGATGCAGGAGGACCCGAGCGCCAAGAAGGACGACGACAAGAAGGACCCCGACACGAACGCGAGCAGCGACATCAGCGATCTGGCAACAGACGATGGTGACGTCGTGATCGTGGACGTGTCGGAGTTCCAGCGGCTGCGCAAGCGCGACCGCGTGGCGGCCGAGGTCGAGGAGACAGCGCGCCGTCGTGACCGTGACGAGATGATCGAAGAGGCCATCGCCGATGGCAAGTTCGGCCCGTCGCGTCGCGATCACTACAAGGCCCGCTTCGACAGCGATCCGGAGGGCACCAAGAACCTGCTCGGTCGCCTGACGAAGAACACGGTTCCGCTGGAGGAGCGTGGGGCCGACGCGCCGACCGACGAGGTTGACGCCTCGGCATACCCGACAGACTGGGCGCCTGAGGTTGCGGCCCGTCAGGCGCGGCCCAAGAGCCGCGTTCACGGGGAGGACTGACGATGACTGAGGCCATCGCATACTACGATCCCGGCGCAGACATCACCTGCCAGCACACGGCAGGCACGGTCGGAGGCAGGTTCGTCACCTGGCCGACGACCCGCAACACGGGTGGCCCGTCCGGCATCAGCGATACCGGCGACGGCACCCTGATCGTCACCACCCCGGCCGCCAACGTGGCGGTGTTCGGCGTGACGTCGCATGACGTCGCGGCAGGTGGCAAGGTCAACATCATGCGCGGCCCGAAGGTCGTGGCGGTCGAGGCGGCAGGAGCCATCCCCATCGGCTCCTACGTGACGACCGACAACACCGGCAAGGCGGTCGTGGCATCCACTGGGCAGCTGGCGGCGGGCCGTGCCCTGACCCTGGGGGCGGCGGCAACGCTGACCGCCGTCAACCTGTTCGACGGCCAGGTTCTGGCCCCGTAAGGAAGGAGGGATTCATATGCTCATCGAAGCAGCAGCACCGACAAGGTCAAGGGTTCACTTCGAGCCACAGTTCGTTGACCTGGGGAACGGTTACTTCGCCCTCGTGGCGGGTGACGAACTCCTCGCCAGCGTTCCGGCGCAGGTGGCACATCCGCTCGGCCCGCCCACCATCTCGGGCACGACGATCACCGTCGACACGATGCTGAAGCAGCCAGTCCGGATCACTCGCATGATCATGGACATGACGCTCCAGCGGTTCGTCGCTGACCGTATCTTCGCCTCAGGTGGCGGAGTGGTCGGTGGCGCGGTCGTCTACGACTCTGTCGAGGCCAACGACCTCTACACGAGCCGTGACGTCGAGCGTGTCGCTCCGGGTGCCGAGTTCCCGATCATCACATCGGCCCGGCGCGCTCCCGGCGTGGCCGAGGTCGAGAAGTGGGGTGGCAAGGTCTGGATCGCCGATGAGGCGCGCGACCGAAACGACTCCACCCTCTTCACGAACCAGCTGAGGCAACTCGGCAACACGATCGTGAGGAAGATCAACGCCAGGGCGATCCAGGTCCTGGAGGCGATGTTCACGGCGTACCCCTCGCGGGTCGTCGTGTCGAAGTCGCAGCCCGTGGGCGGCTGGGATGCCGTCACGCCGTACGGTGCGACTCCGTCAGCGCCGGGCACTTGGCCCGCCGCCGACTTCGCCATGGCAGCGGAGGTCGCTGAGACCGACGAACTCGGTATCAGGTACGACCTCTGGATCCTCAACCCGGTCAACTACACGGACCTGCTGCTGCTGTACGGCGGCGACGGCATCCAGGAACTCCTGAGCACGCTCGGCCTGGAGGTCTACGTCACCAACCGTGTGACCGCCAACACGGCCTACGTCGTCGCCCAGGGCCAGGTCGGCCAGATGCGTCTGGAGCAGGCGCTGAAGTCGGAGACCTGGCGGGAGCCGAACCGCGAGCGCACCTGGGTGCAGTCCAGCGTCCGCCCGCTGATGTTCGTCGACAACCGATTCGCGGCCCTCAAGGTCACGAACCTGAAGGGCTGAGATGTCGAGCCCCGAAGTCGCCAACCTCGCACCTACCACCGACCTTCAGCCGGTGCGGGTGCGAGTGCGGCAACTCGATTACGTCACCAAGGGGGTCAACCCCCTCGGTGACGAGGTCGACAAGATCGCCACGGCCTACGGCCCTGGCGCACCGCAGAACGACCCCGCCAGCCGTCGTGATCTGGACCCGGAGTCACAGGAGTTCGCCGACCTGGCGAGCGACTTCCGCTTCGGTCAGCTGATCATGGTTCGCCCTCTGGCGGCGGCCGGTCTGATCGAATCTGGTGCGGTGCATCAGGTCGAGACGGATGAGGAGGGCGAGGAGTTGGTCGAGGAGGAGATTCTGCTCGATGTCAACACCGCTTCGGTCGATGAGCTGGTCGACTGGATCCAGACCGAGAAGCCGACGGTCAACGACGTAGTGGGGGCATCAGGAGGCGATCCTGATGTCGCCAGGAAGCTGCTGGAAGCAGAGTCAAAGGCAACCGACGGCGAGCCCAGGAAGGGCGTCATGGAGGGGCTGTCCGCAGTCATCTCCCGAGGCTAGTCCTCATGGGGGCCAGGCGGCTCGACCCGTTTGGCCCCCACCCTAACTTCTTATGGCACTAGAAACTCAATTCAAACCCTCGACCAGCGAAGTCGCGGTCTTCATCAAGAACCGCACGGTCGATGACACCAACCACTTCCTTGGTGACTTCGGTCCTACCACGATTGTCACTGACGACGAGGTTGAGCTTCTGATCGAGCAGACTGCGGGGCTAGTCCTGTCGGCGCTGCGCTGGGACCCGGAGGTAACGCCCGCGCCGATTCCTGAGGACAACTGGCCGGCTGTGAAGACTCTCGTCGCTTTGTTCGCCGCCATTGCCGTCGAGGTAACAAAGTTCAGCGAGCAGATCGCTCGCCAGGTATCGCCATACCCGTACCTGAAGGAAATGTTCGACAAGATGCTCGCCGAGAAGCAGGGCGAGCTAGGCATCACTCCGCCAAGGACGAGCAGCGGCAGCTTGAGCTTGACCGACCTAATCGCCAGCCAATATGGCAAGGCGATCTTCAGCTTCCCCGACGACCCGATGGTCGGCTGGACGACCCCGCTCTGATGCCTGGTCCTGTCTTCATAGTTCCGTCTGAGCGGATCGAGGACTTTGAAGCCGAGCTTGAGGTGATTGGTGAGCGCTCCCAGCACCTAGAGCCGGTTCTCCAGGACATCGTGGATAAGATTCTTGAGCGCAACCGTCGAATGTACGAGACACGAGGGGCGACTAGTGGTGTATACTGGACGCCATTGCGTGGCAGCACGATCACTCGTAAGCAGAACCTGGGTGTGTCTCACCCATTTGACCCGCTACGTCGGTTCAATGATCTCATGAAGAGCTTGTCGGTGCGCGGAGCCGAGCACCAGGAACTCGACGTTGATGATGACGGCATCAGACTAGCGTCGACACACCCGGCTGCTGGCTATCATGCAAGCGGCACACGGAAGATGCCACGGCGTCCGCCGATGGTGATTGCAGCCAAGCACGCTCATGAGTACGTCGGCGATCTGAATGACTTCATCTTTGGTGAGGAAAATGGCTGATCAGAACTTCGGCGAACTGATCGCCTTCAGCGATGTCGAGGAGGTCGTGCTCGATCACTACAAGATTTGGATGCACACATGGCTCTCCGCCAGAGAGCGCAAGCGTGGCATCCCGGTCGGATCAATTTCAAGGCCACGGTCGTACCTAGTCAAGCAGACGTTTACCGCGCTCCCAGGAGAGGAGCAGACACCTATTGTCATTGCTGTCTGCGACGGCTTCGCAGGCGACCCGCAGCGCAGGGGCAATGGGGACTATGATGCTGAACTGCGCTTTGGGATCGCAGTCATGTGCATGGGGACTTCGGCGCGCGAACTCTGTGGCCACTATCAGGCCGCGCTTCTTGGGATCGCTCTTCACAACCGCAGCATCGCCGGTGGACTAGCCCAACTATGCGACTTTGTCGATCTGAAGATTGACAATGTAGAGGAGGAGGCTCTTGGCAGAACAATCGCAGCGGCGCGGCTAGAGTTGACCTACAAGGTCCCGAGTTTCGCCAGTGAGCTTCCGGCGCTGATAACACTTCCTGAAAATCCAGAAGAGCCGCAGCCTGATGATCCGGAGGTCGAAACCGTCATAATTGATGTAAACAAATACCTAGCGAGCGAGGAGCTACCGTAGTGGCAAAGAACAAATTTGTGGGACCGATCCACGGTCGTGAGCGCGTCCTCTCGGATGGTCGTGTGATCGTCCCTGGTGAGGAGTTCGAGCTTGACGACGAAGCTCAGAAGGACGAGCACAACAAGCGTCTGATCGAGAGCGGCCAGGTGCTCGCGGTCGATCAGAATGCCAAGCCGAAGAAATCTGGAGGTGAGTAAGTGCGACCAGGTGTGAATGTCACGGTTCGTGACAGCGCGCCGCCATCAACGGTTCCGACTGATGTGGGAACCGGCTTCATGGTCGGCATCACAGAGTCGGGTCCGGCGATCCCGACGATCAGCGACCTCGTTCAGAACATGGACGAGTACGAGGCCAAGTACGCGCCCAACGGCAGGACCTACACGCCCGGCATCACGATGCTGGACTCGGCTGAGGAGTTCTTCGCAGAAGGTGGCAACCGGCTCTATGTCGGCAGGGTCTTCGGCCCAGCCGCAATCGCCGCCACCGTCACGCTGAAGGATAGCGCCGTCGCCAACTGCCTCATCGCCACGGCGCGCGGTGTCGGTGAGTACGCGAACGGCTACGACCTCGTGATCAGGACGCACGCCGAGGACGTAGCGATTCCGACCGGCTCATTCCGCATCCGAGTGGTGCGGGAGTCCGACAGCGTCGTGCTCGATGAGAGCTACAACCTGCTCGACACCGCAGCCGCCATCGCGTGGGCGTTCAACAACCCCTACATCTCGCTGGAAGGCAGCACGTCAGTGCTCGATCCGGTCGCCGGGACATTCGATCTGGCAACCGGCACGAACGATGTCGGAGGGATCACCAACACCGAGTGGCAGGCAGCCGTCGATAGCTTGTCGCTCGCGCTCGGCCCTGGCATGCTGTTCGCACCGGGGGTCACAACCGGAGCGATCTACAACATCCTGGCCGAAGCGGCCCGACGTGACCTGCGCGTTGTGCTGCTCGATGGCCCGGACACGGAAAACGAGGCGACTCTGATCGCGGCCGTCGCCGCTGTGGTCGACAGCACGTTGGCGAGGGCGCGCTTCGCGGGCTTGTTCGTTCCCTGGCTGATCGTGCCCGGCGCCACGAGCACCACGGTGCGGACGGTGCCGCCAAGCCCGGCGGTGGCAGGGCGCTTTGCCAAGAACATGGCGAACGGCCTGAGCGCCAACCAGCCAGCGGCGGGCGAATTAGGTGAGCTGAGGACGGTTCTCGACCTCACGCAGACCTACACGGATGCGGCGCGCGAGAGCATGAACGCAAACGGCGTCAACGTGATCCGTGACATCTACGGTCGCCGCAAGGTGTACGGCTGGCGGACGACCGCCGACCCCGTCAATGACCCGAGATGGGTCGCTCTCAGCAACAGCATCATGCACCGGCAGATCGTGTCGGAGTGCAACGTTGTCGGCGAGCGGTTCATCTTCCGTCAGATCGACGGTCAGGGTCAGCTGGCATCCGAGTTCGGAGCGTCGCTGGAGGGCAACGTCTTCATGCCGTTGTTCCTGGAGGGAAGCCTCTTTGGGGCAACGCCTGGCGAGGCATACAAGGTGGACGCGGGGCCGAGTGTCAACACGAACCAGACGGCCGCCAACAACGAACTGCGCGCGGTCTGCTCGGTGCGCATGAGCCCATTCGGCGAGGAGATCACAATCGAAATCGTCAAGTACCTCGTGACCGAAACAATCCCAGCATAGGGAGGTGAATTATGGCAACAACTACGGGAACAGCATCAGTCCGCCAGAACAACATCACCGTCGAGGTGACGTACAAGGGCGAGACCAAGAGCCTCGGGACGTTCGACACCTGGGAAGGCGCCAACGTCACGGCCGAGAACACGAAGCACCGGCGCGGCGCCATGGGTGAGCAGGTAGCCATCGGTGGTCCGGTGACAATCGAGGACCTCACGGTTAGCCGCGACTACGATCTGGCTCGCGACAACCCGAACTCTCACTGGCTGTCAACAGCAGTCGGCAAGGGCAAGGTGGTCGCCACCAAGACGTACAAGGACTCCGATGGCGTGGATTTCGGGGACTCCATCATCATCACAGGAATCCTGATCGGATACAACGAGCCGGGTGCTGACTCAGACTCCGCGGATGTCGCGATGTTCGAGTTGGTCATCAACCCGGATGGTGTTGTTGGCGGCGGTTAGCCAACAGAAAGGCCACGATGACAGATACAGAAAACCAACTGGAGGGAATCGGTACAGCACTGGGCAATGCGCAGAGCCTGTCGATCCTGAAGGACGCACAGAAGCGTCGGCAGGAGCGCGAGCACACATTGTTCCTTGCTGTACCGAGTTGGGACGGCGACTTGATCTGCGAGTACCGGGTCGTGCCGCCTGACGAGTTGACGAGGGTCGCCGAGCGAGCAGTTCAGCGTGCTCGCAACAACGGCAAGGTTCAGCCGGCATCAAACGACATTGCGATGATCGTCGCAGCCTGCGTTGGCCTCTACGTGAAGCACCCCGAGACTGGCGAGCGGGTGCCGGTTGAGGACGAGTTCGGTCACGTCGGCTACAACAGGATTGCCAAGGTGCTCGGCAAGGAAGATGAGATCAAGTCGAACGCCGACGCTGTGCGCTACCTTATGGCAGAGCGTGACGAGGAGGGCGGTTGGACAGAGAACATCATGGCGATGAGTCTGCACGCCAACTCCATCGGCAAGTGGACGAGAGACCCTGGCAGGCGGGGCGTTGATCTGGAGGAGCTACTGGGGGAATTCTAAGCGACAAGGGCCTTAGCGTTGAGTTCCTCGCCGCCGCCGCTCTGGCCGGAGTCAAGCCGAGAGACTTCCTTCAGGCAGACAGCGACGAGGAGCTTGAGCTTCTGACTCTTGTCGCGAGCAAGGCAATTGAACTCCAAGAGATACAGAACAAGAACCTGGCAGCAACAATCATCAACTACCTCGGGAAAGCACTAGGATCAGACAAGAAGAAGTAGATGGCGTTTCGTGAGGTCATAGAAGCCGTACTGAAGGTAAAGGACGCCAACCGCTTCAAGGCGGGCATCGACAAGGGCGCGCGAGCCGTTCGTGGTCTCGGCAAGGATGAAACCGAAACTGCCGCCCAGACCGAGCTACTGAAGAAGGTTCTCGATAAGCTAGAGCGCCAGAGTCTTGAGATGACCGCTGCGCTGCACGCCGTCGCTGCATCAGTCGACGAGGTTGGCGACGAGATGGTGCAGACCGCCGCCAAAGCGCAGCTATTGAACGCTACCACGAAGAAGTCTGGCTCCAACGCCGTGTTCCTCGGTAAGAGTTGGGCGTTCTGGAAAGACCGCCTGAGCCTAACTCGCTCCGAGATCATGACGACGGCCTTGACAATCGGGGCCTACTTCAGCCCGGCTATCATTGCGATGGGGTCGAGCTTCGCTTATGCCGCCATCGGTGGCGGCGCTGTTGCAGGAGCCGGTATGGCATCGTTCATATTCGGCCTTGTGTCTCTAATGACTGTCATGAAGCCTGTGATCAACGGCGTCAAGAAGGTCACGAAGGCACAGGATCAGTACAACCTGGCGGTCGAGCAGTTTGGCGCTGCCAGCATGCAGGCGAGCCGTGCCAGCGCACATTTGTATGGCATCATAGCTACACAGGGCGGCAAGCCTGTCTCCGATGCTGCTAACAACTTGCGCAAGCTGAAGAAGGAGTGGGCAGACGCGACAGCACCGGCGCGCGGCCACCTGCTCGGCGTACTCAACCAGGGGCTCGACGCCACACGCACTGTGATGCCGACGTTGAGCATGGGGACTAACCAGATCGCGGCTTCTGTAGAGAGTGCGATGAAGGATGTCTTCAAAGTTCTGCAATCAAACGAGATGCGACAGAACTTCCGCTCGATGTTCCAAATCTTCGATAAGTCAATCGGTCCAGGGTTGCGCGGCTTCGCCAACGTGCTGCTCGTGATCGGTCGCATTATCAGGGCGGCAGGACCATGGGTGATAAAGTGGGCGAAGTCCTGGGAAGAGACGACCAAGAATTGGCGGAAGGGCACCGCTGACTCAGGCAAGCTGTCGCGATTCTTCGACAAGGCGGTTGATCACTTCAAGGCTTGGTGGGGATTGGCAAAGGCGCTCGGCCGCGTTCTGAAGACGATCTTTAGCAACAGCCAATCCGAAGGATTGATGGTCGTTACTACGCTGACGAACCTTGTCGATAAGTTCAACGAGTGGCTGATTGCAGCAAGCGCGAATGGCAAGATCGACGAGTTCTGGAAGAAGTACAACAAGTCTGTTGAGGATGCAGTCTGGGCACTTCAAAACCCGATCCAGGCAATCAATAAGTGGCTACCGAAAGTCATGGATGCGATTGCTACTGGGATGGCTACGCACGCGCCGCAGGCAGCCAATGTATTCATCCGTGCGTTCCTTGATTCGGGCGGCTGGGCACAGCTTCTTACAGTAGCTTGGTTCATGAAGAAGTTTGGCATCTTCTCGGCCATCGGCCGGAGGTCCGCTAACTTGTTTATCGTCCCGTTTGTGGAGAACGTTGGCGCAGCATTTTTGTTGGCAGTCGGCGGCGAACAACTTACTGGCAAACTCGGTAGCAAGATCAGGCTCGCATCGGCTACGATGGGTAGGGGCGCGGGCAAGGCGATGGGCAAGGGCATGTTGGTAGGTCTGGTTATCGCGGCCCCGGCGATCATCGATGAGATTAGCATCATCGTTCAAAAGGCCTTCGGCGTGAAGCACCCACAAGGCACCTTTGATAAGGCGATCCACGATATTGCTGGTGCGCTCGACCCGAGAAATATCACCAAGCATCTTCCAGGGCGCATCGTTCCGGGCAGCGGCGGTGCGAGCGGCGGTGTGATCCCGCCCTTTGGCTCATCGCTTGTCGGGGAACGCGGTCCTGAGATAGCGTTCGCCGGGGCGCGCGGCACGCAGATCACGCCACTGACGCGCAACTCCCGCAACAACTTCGCGCAGCCTAGCCTTCCTGACCTTGAGGGCATGATCAACATAACGGTACACTCGCATCTCCACGTCGAGAGGCGTGAGATCGCGCACGCTGTGGAGCAACAGAAGCGCTATGAGAAGGCGCGGCGCGGCGGGAGACCAGGGTAATGTCCGACACGGCGCGCAAGTTTACGATCAAGAGCGAACTCGATGGCATGGTCTTCGAGGCCGCGTTCGCTGATGGCGCAGCAATCGTAACCGATGGCTACGGTGGCTGGCAGATTACCAGTATTCCAAAGGAGGTCGGGGTCACTGAGTGGCAGGGGCGCAACCCTCTGGCAGTCGAGATTCCATTCGTTATCGACTACTGGCTTAGTGACGATAGCGATGCCGGTGCCAAGGCAGAAGCCAAGGTCAAGCGCCTGGAGCGCTTGTGCGGGATTGGTAGCCACGAGCAGCCGCCGATCTGTACGGTCGATGGCGGCGGCGCGATCCCGCACGACTACACCATCAACAAGAAGGCGCAATGGGTGATTGAGAGTTTGTCCTGGGACCGTGCCGTCGAGCTTCGTGACCAAACGACTCGCCAGCGGCTGCGCTGCGGCGGCACCATCGTTATCAGGAAGTTCACGACGGCGCGCGAAGTGCTGCGGCGCGTCCAGCCCGATGATCGTGCGAAGCAGCCTGGCACATATGTCGTCAAGAAGGGCGACAACCTCAGCAAAATCGCCGGGAAGCTCTACAAAGACCCGAGTAAGTGGCGACTGATCGCCGACGCTAATGGCATTCGTGACCGACGCACCTTGACAGTCGGCAGAACTTTGAAGTACCCGAAGCTCTAATGGCCACAGCAGCTGAAATCCTCGCCAACCCTGAGCTGGATATTCCAGCCATCACGGCTTCGACGAATGACAGAAGGGGCTACTCGCACGATGAGATGGCGCACTTCCGGATCGGCGTCGATGATGTAAAGAGACTTGCGCTGACGATCTATAACTTTGGGCTCACGAACAAGAATCAGAAGGTCAACATCAGGCCGAACGTAACAGATGCTGTGTTCGAGGATAGCATCGACATGACGCCGACCTTCTCTCTTACCATTCACGATCCGACCTGGGAGATGCTCAACACCGGAGCACTCGACCACGTAATCGACATCAACCCAGGACGAATTCCTGGTCGCTGGTATCGGCTCGACAATATCAGCGTTAGCGATGATGAGATTACGATGGTGTTCTCTACAAGGAACGCTGTCTACTTGAGCTACCGACGCAAGCCCAAGAAGGCGAATCGCAAACGCATGACCAGGGCACAGTTCATACAGAGCTTGCTGCGCAGCGTCAAGAAGACACGGATCAAGTTCTACTGCCCGGAGCTAACTAAGAAACAACCAATCTCTCAAAAGACACCGGAGGAGCGCGCCTCGATCCGCAGCAAGGGCTTCACTCAGAGCGACAAGATCACAGTCAAGAACAACCCGGCCAATAGCCTACAGCGCTCTGTTATTGAAGATGTAATAAATGCTGGACAAGACGTCAGGGCTCCGGCGCTCGTGATTGTATCAGCAGTCATGTGCGTCATCCAAGAGAGCAACGCCGGTGCGAATACTGGTGGGAACCCGCCTTTTGTCGGACCCTTCCAGCAGAACCATGGTGACGGCTGGCCGGGCACAGGTGATGCCTACAAGGACGCTAAGGGCAACGGACAGCTTGGCGTCAAGCAGGGCGGCTACTATGGCATGGCGATCCCTGCCTTCAGGAGAAATCCGAACGTAGACCTCGGTGTATTCGTGGCGAACGTGCAGGGTGTCACTGGAAGCACAAACCCTTTGAACTTTGGTTACGCTCAGGAAACGAACAAGTGGCGGCCTGAGGCGCAGCACGCTGTAAACGCCTTTGGAGGGATTGAGGTCAGCGACCCCGGTCAACCCGCACAGATCAACTTTCGCCAAAAGTACGAATTCCTGGTAGGACCTCCTGACGGTTCTATCAACGAGACTTACCTGGAGGCAATCTTTC